TTGGATGCACTGGAATTGATGGTGTAGCTGCTACCAGTTGACACAAGCTGAACCTTGGCCGTCACCGTGGATGTATTATTTGCCACGGACTGTGAATCAACCGTCCAAGCAATCTGGATTCTATAACCCGTTCTGATTGCCTGTTGAATAGTTCCTGAAGTTGCCATGCGCTTTGACCCCTTTCTACATTAAGAGGTCTGAAGTGCCTATCATCCCATTTGGCTATCAGTTTACTTTCTTGAAGGACAAGTTGCCGTTGGCCCGTGGCATAAAGGCAAAGCTGCCAAGCCGCAAGCTGTGTGTGAATTCGCCGTCTGTAACGTGCAACATCTGATTGCTGAAGTAAGCCACTTCTTTGCCGTTGTCAAAGTAAGATTCCCTTGTTGCGCTCTGCACTTTCTGAAATGGGCTTCCTTCTTCACCCTGAATGATGTTCCCATCTTCAAAACGGATGTATTTGTGTATGGCTTCAAACTCTGCATCCGTCCCGGCCGCAACAGCTTCAATGTCTGCACTGAACTGATTGAACTGGATTTCAACGCTGTTTTTGGTCTGCTCAATCTCTGTGCTGACCGCTGACACAAGGGCTTCTGTGTCTTCCTTTAGATGGTAGTTTTCAGCAACAACAGACTGAATGTTTTCCGCAGACACCTGGATGGACGCTTGCAGATTCCGTTCCACGTTTATGATCGCTTCTGCGGCGCTCTGTGCGCTTTTTTCTACCGCCTGGATAATCTGCCCTTGCCCACTTGAAATGCCCTTCACAGCGTCACTGAAGGCCGTTATGGTCTTCCCCAGTGTCATCTTGTTTGCTATGGGATCCAGTAGCTTAATAGATAGTTTGCTGACCGTGAAAAGCTGTTCCAGGCCGTGCGGCTTGCTTTCTGCTCTGACTTGTGTGCCAAGGTGGAAGGATGTTATGTCCTGGTCTACTGTTGCCAGATCAGCCGCTGTCAGTTCCACGGTTTCCCACAGCTTGACAGAATCGGCTAGATGTGCTTGTCCTTCTGCTTTCAGTTCTTCAGCATCCGTGATGTCATCAAAAATGACCGATTTGACAATGATGCCATATTGTGCTATTGCGTCCGAATCTTGCAGGAAGTCAACGCCATCATTGACAGATTCAATGGTCAGGCGCTTCCCAGTGTCGTTCCCTTCTTCATCTTTGGTCTTTGCTCCAAGGGGAATTATCACCGTGGCAATGTCAGCGCCCTTGCGGATCCGCTTCAAGTCAAGAAGGTTCTTGCCAAATTCAATGGTCTGTGGCGACAGCAGATTCAGTTCTGACAGATAGTCAAGATATGTGATGCCGTCTTCCGCCCTGGTCATCAGATAGCCGCCCATCTGTTCCACCAGGACAATTTCAATGGTGTCCTTTGTGGTCAGATAGTCAGCCGCTTCATAGTTGACATAACCGTCCACAGTGACATTGCCCAACAGAAACTGTTTGCTAGCATCTACCTGGGCATTATGCAAAGGCAAGATGTATGCCAGGAATTCAGCCACTGTTCCAGTGAATGAAAAGGGCCGCAGGATGCTGTCAAGCAAAAAGGCCATGTCACCTTCACAGACAATGTGCTTTTCATTGTGCCAGCCCACGTCATCATCAAGCACCCGGCCCCGGAACAACAGATAATCGTCCTGGTAGATGGTGATGATGGACTTCAGCTTTTGGATTAGTCCGTAATAGGGATGGTCAGGATAGATGGTGAATTCAAAGCTGCCCGTTTTGTTCAGTTCCAGTTCAATAGACGGATTGAAGATATTCAGGCTTTCCAGCTTGCTGTGGTATAGAAGTAATCCGTCAGAATATACCCTATACATCACAGCGCCCCTTCCTGCCAAGAGAAGGTGACAGTGCCTGTGCCAGTTAATGTGATGCTGTTATCACCTTCCACCAATTCCAGTTCCGGCAGTGTGAAAGAACCGCTTCCCAGATCCCAGATATTTGACCCCAGGTATTCAATGCGGATGCTGCTGTCTGTTTCAATGACCACTTCCGGCACGGCTCTTTTTCGGCTGTTTGGCAGAACAGCTGTGAATGTGCCGTCAACATAGATTTCAGCAACGGTCTTTTCCAGCTTGTACTTGTAAGGCTCACATTCAGCTTCTACGCTGACAATGCCTATGCTTTTCTCATTCGTAAAGCTGGAAACGTGCAACCGCCCGTTGTAATAGAAAAGCGGATCATCGTCAAGGATGATCCGCATCTTCTTTCCGTGCAGGGCGTTTTTGATGGTGGAAAACAGCGAAAGGAATTCGCTTTGTGGCACTATGGTCTGAAATTCAAACTTGTGTGTTACATCTTCATACTTGGGTTCACCAAAGAAGTCTGTGTAATCCAGCGCACCATCAGCGCCTTCAACTTCAATCTTCCGAACCTTTACCGTGGGACTTCCAACTTCCTTTTTTACTAAAAGCAAGCGGAAGTCCCTGTAAGAATGCAAACTTCCAAAAGTAATGCCCTTCATTGCAGTCATGACCCTTTCAAAAGATTAGGTCAATGAACTGCCTATCATCCCGTGCTGTTACAGATCGTATTCGCTGTCAAGATCGATATAGGTTCCGGCATACACACCAAACCTATAAGCCTGCCCGGAAGTAACTTCGCCTTCCAGTGACAGCGAGAAATGGCCGGATGTAAGGCTGGCGCTCGTGATGGTTGCATCCGTGGGCGTGGAACTAAGATAAGCACCGCCATAGCGCAGATTTGCAATGTCCGTTGCGGTCAGCTGCGGCGAAATGCGCTTGGGCGCAACTTTCAGCGCCACATACAAGCTAGAAGAACCAGCAATGCCAGTTCCAAGCATCAAGTTGTTGTTGCCGCTTGCCTTGATGCGCTCAAAGAACCGCTGACACTTAGCCAATTCCAAAGCCTTTTTAGGGGGCGGATCATTCGCAAGCGTGGACACATTGCCCTTTTCCAGCTTCACGGATTCAAGCGTGACGCTGCTTCCAGCCGGAAGTGTACACTGGACACGGAAGACCGTGCCGGATGTCACCGTAATAGACACAGAAAAAATCCCGGTTCCAGTCAACCTAACGCCGCCAAGGGCAGACCCGTCATCGGTACCAAGATAAATGTATGGGTAAACAGAAGATGCAGTGACTGCCTTCACTTTGGCCGATAGCGTATAAGTCCCCGATGGAAGCGATTTTTCAAGCCGCTGCAAGAAGTAACGGGTTTCACTGCTGCTGCCGTCAAACTTCACGCCACCATTGACAATGGTAGTTTCATCCCCGGCTTGTGTGCGTTTCCATCGGTCAATGCAATAGCCAGCGCCCGTGTAGCTTGTGTTGCCCCTTTGGTTGATAGGGTCAGCGAAATACCAGTTATCAAGAAGATTGGGATTGGTCATACCAAAGTTGTCAACCACGCCCTGCGCATCCGTTGCCCCCGTGCCACCTTGGGCAATAGGAAGCGTTCCGAATTTGGGATCCCCGTCCTGCTCCGTTGCATAGAAAGCGCCGTTGCCCGTGCGCTCATAGAAAATCTGGTCATAATCCCCGGTTTTCAGGCGCTTCAGAATGGCATTGGCAGGGGCATTTACAATATCGTTGCCAACACCAAGACCGCCCTTGGACATGGGAACCACGGGCAGTCTGTCACTGGACAAAGTGCCGCTGTTAATGTCCGTGGCAGAATGTTCATGTTTTTCTGCGGCGGCCCCCAGCTTGCTTCTAGCATCATCCGCCGTAGTCGCACCCGTGCCACCTTTAGACACAGGAAGTGTCCCGGTGATGGCATCCCCGGCCAGACTGTGTCCGTGTCCGCTTGCAGCGGCACCAAGTTTAGTCCGTGCATCAGCAGCCGTGGTTGCACCAGTGCCACCCTGGGCCACAGGAAGTGTCCCAAACTGCGGATAGCCATTTTCGCTTGTGGCGTACATAGCGCCGTTATCCGTGGGCGTATACCACAGGTGATCCCCGGAATCTTTCTTGATTCTTCTGATAATGGCATAATCAGGTGCATCACCCAAGCTGGAAGCACCAGTGCCGCCCCGAGAAAAGGGAAGGATGCCGCTGTTAATGTCCCCGGCAGAATGTTCATGGGAAGACGGCGTGTAGCTGCTGGGCTTCCCGGTAACTTCGCTCCATGCGTGGCTATGCGTCAGCGGTGCAAACACCTTTGCAAGCGTGGATTTAATCACGCTCCACAGCACTTTTTTGTTGGAAGATGCCGAAGCGTCATAAAAGGGGAAATAGTCACCATCGGCCAGCGCAGTGCCAGCAGTCAAGGAATTAGTCTTCGGCTGCTTGGAATTGTCCAAAGCCTTCACTGAAAGGCCAACCGTGTCAAACAGCTGCACGGGCGTTTGAATGTTTACGCCGTCCAGCGGAATGCGGTAAAGCGGCATATCATTCAGCACAGCCTGGTCATTCAGAATGTCACCAGAAGTGTATGACGGGTCAGAAGGCGTTCCCGTGGTTGCCTTTCCCTTGATGACCACAAGATTGCAGTCTTCAATGCCCGTGGAAGCATCCCTTGTGTATCTGGCAACAATCAGGTCATTGCGCTTATAGTCAGCCGTCCCGGTTTCAATAGCAAGGTCAACATAGCTGCCTTCGTTCAGGCGGATGTGTCTGCCCTGCATAAGGATGTCACCATCAGAAATACGGACGGAATTGTTTGTCTGCGCAGTGGCGGCAAGTTTGCCACCGATGTTCAAAACGTACTGTCCCGTGCCAAGAACGGCAGCATTGAAAGACCCCTGGTCAGCTGCCGTGACGTGCGGTTCCCCTTTATATCCTGTAACTAGATGTAGATTGCCCATACTTATTCACCTACTTCGTAAGATATTGTGATGTAGCCATCTTGTATGGCCACTATCTTTTTGGTAATAGTTGCGATAACAGAAATGTTGGTCACATTGTCGTATGCTCCGACAACATCACCGACATCATAGGAATCTGAATCATCACCAAAGTTGATTTCCAGCTTGTTCTGCTCCCAAAGCGCAAGCAGTTCTGCCGTTCCCTCTTTTATCAGTTCTTCTTCGGATTCCACATTGGAATAGTTGAACACAGCGGCGTGTTCATCTGCACCAAACAGCGTCTGCGTCCGGCTGATATTGCCGGATGCATCCGCATAAAGATGGATGACCATTCTATTTTCCAATTCCCCGGATCCAAGACAAATTAGATGATTTACGGTCTTGTAATTCTTTTGAATCTTGAAGTCTACCAAGTCGGAATCAAATTCTTCATCATTGGCATAGTTATATTTGGGAACAGCAGACAGGATGACCATGCCACCTGAAAACGTGAACTTCAACTTAGCGCCCACCGTGTCAAGCATTTTGCTTATGCCGTCATATCCGGCAATATATCTTGGCATTTGATAGCTGCTGATGGTAAGCCCGGACACTTCCGTGGATGCCTGGAACAGGCTTGTCAATGTCATCCGTTCCAGCAGCGCTCCAATGACAGCATTGGCTTCCCCGGACACCGTTAAATATGCCTTGCCGCTATCCGGCTGAATCACTTTAGAATTCAGAATTCCGTGCCATGTGCGGCCTGAATAGGTGACTTCACTGTTTGCAGTATCGTTTCTGATACCGTCCACGATGCCGCCATATTCCGTGCCTTCCATGTAAAGAAAATACCCAGCTTCGCAGCAATGGGCATTGGCCTGAAGTTTGCATTCAAAGTTGTTTTCATCCTTGCCAAAGGCCATGTCCAATTCATAGTCAAGAAGAACGCCAACATCTTCTTTGCTTGAATTCATATAGATCAAGTCCATTTCGGTTCACTTCTTTCTTCAAGCAAGATCAGGTCAAAGCCATAGTCACCATCCCAGGTGACAACATTGTTTCCAGGCTGAATCTTTTCAAAGATGTAGGAATCCCGGTTACGCATATTGAACACATTGGCCACATTGCCATAAGCGTCCGTCAGTGTGATGGTCTTGTTAATGGAATCAATGGTCAAATACTCATTTTCCCCAATATCACCACAGCGCACATGATACAAGTGATCTGCGATATACACCGCAGGATTGCTTGCCGGGCCGTAGATAATCATGCGGAAGTTAGTTCCCACAAAGCCGCCGTTGTCAAGGCCGCCGCTCCCCGTGTTGATGCAATAGTCAAAGGGGAAGTCAAAAGTGTAGTCCAAGCCCCCGTTTGTGCTTTCTTCAGGCGTTTTGCGGAAGGTGAATTTGGTTTCTTTCACCCAGTAGGGGAAATCCGTTGTCAGCGTCAGCGTCAGCTTCAAGTGCCGCTTGGTGATTAGATAATTGCTTTTTTGGCTCTTGGTAACAAAGCATTTGAAATAGTAGTCACCAATGATGATCTGACCGTGCTGCATAGCAAGCACATCTTTTTCCACTACTTCATGCAGTCTGTTCCGGGCGGCAATGCCCTGGTCTTCCGTTTCGCAGATGATAGTGACAGGAAGTGTTTTTGTCCCTACCGCATAGCCAAGGGAAGCTATTCTGCTTCCCTTAGTTACTACATTCCATTCATAGTCATGAAGATCATTGGTGTCTACAAAGATGCCATCTTTGCCGAATTCAAAGACTTCATTGATATGATTCTTATATTTCAGTTGTTCAAGCATCTTTAAGTCACCGCCTTCACAAGTCTTGCAAACTCTCTGTCATTGATACTGAAGCGTGTCCCGGCCAGGGCTTCACGCAGATTGCCGCCCATGTTGTCATCCATTGCAAGGATAGCCGCCAGGATCTGTTCAAGCACAGAAACAAGCATGGCATTCTGTCCGGCCACCGCAGCTGCCACATAGCCCTGAAGCACATCAACAGGGGCAATGGCTTCCGCTCCGGCTTCACCACCAACCATCAATTTGCCGTTGTTGGGATTGATGCCAAAGGCCGTGGGATCCGTCAGCACGCCGCCTTCTTTGTACCATTCCACACTAAGGTGCGGCACAGACAACGGACTAAGACTGAAAGAACCCACAATGGAGAAATGCGGCAACGTAATATGCGGCAAAGACCATTCAAAGTCAAAGAAGCCCTTGATTGCTTCAATGGCGTTGTTCACGATTTCTTTCGCCGCATCAAGCTTTTCCGTGAACTTGTCCTTGATTTCGTCAAGCTTGCCACCCGTCAAATCATTGATGTAATCATATCCGGCAGTGTAGTATTCCTGGATTCCCGTCCAGGCCGCAGCAACAACACCCTGGATGCCGCCGCCGTTTTCTTCATAGGCGGTCTTGATTGCATCAAGCTTTTCCTGCGTGGTAGCCTTCACGGTTTCAATAGCACCAGTGATAGCCCCGGTAATGGCCGTCCACTTTTCAGACACACTGGTCTTGATTTCCTCAAACTTTGTGGACAGCGTTTCTTTCCAGGAAGTCAGCGTGGCCGTCACGGATGCAACAGCTTCAGACACCCAAGTGGTGATGTTCGTCCACACTTCACTGACTTTTGCGGAAATAACATCCCAATGCTGAACGCACAGAACGATAACGGCAATCAGCGCTCCAATAGCCAAAACCACAAGCGTAATCGGTGAAGTGACGAAGGAAAGCACAGCACCAAACGCAGTAGTCGCAGCAGTTGCAATGTTCGTTGCCACCGTGTGCGCTGTTTGCGCAACAGTAAGCGCACCCACACCAATGGCAGTTGCGGCAAGCTGTGCTATTTCAACTATGCCGCCAGCTTTTTTAATAGCCATTGCGACATTATACGCAGCAATAGCCGCCGTAAGAGTTCCAACAGCTATCGCAATTACAGTAAGCATATCGCTGTGTTCCTGCCCCCAGGTTATTGCATCCTGGAATCCTTGCGCCACGTTTTCTATGGAACTTTTGACTGTTTCATAGGCCCCGGCAAGGATATCAATAGCATCTTTCAATGTGTTTGTGATGTCCTCGGATGCTTCGCCGCTAGTGACATATTCAGACAGTTTGTCAATGAACGGCTGAACTGCGTCTTTCACAGTTGTCCATGCCGTTTCCAGGTCTGACAAAACAGGTTGGAATGAAGTTGTGATGTAATCCCCGATATCCTGGAACCACTCTTTTAGTGGTTGCATCTTTTCTGTGAAAAGTTGAAATTTTTCATCCACGCTGCCGACAGCTTCAGTTAATTTAGGGATCCATTCATCTGCCGCCTTTGCCAGGACACCACCAAGAATGTTTCCGATTGATTCATTGGCCGTGTCTGACAACGTGGAAAGACGGCCATTCAATGTTGTGGACTGTGCGTCCATTGATCCAAAGTATTTGCCGCCTTCAGCAGTAGACCGCTCCATTGATGCCGTGATTTCATCAACGGAAATTTTACCTTCGGAAATTCGCTCATAAAGGCTTTCCATGCTTTCGCCTGTGGTTTCGGATATTTCCATAAGCGGATTGAAGCCGGATTCAATCATCTGTTTGATGTCTTCCAACGACACTTTCCCGGCAGAAGACATCTGACCATAGGCGGTTGCAATGCGTGTCATCTTTTCGGAATTGCCCTGCGAGATGTCACCAAGCATGGTCATCTTTTCTATTGCGTCATCAGCGGTAAAGCCGTAGTTCATCAGAAGCTGTGTTGTGTCTGCGAGATTGGTTAATTCAAAAGGCGTGGCCGCTCCGATTTCTTGTAATCTTGCCGTAACTTCAGCCGCCTTTTCAGCGCTGCCAGTCATAGTTGCAAACGATGTTTGATATTGTTCAATTTGCCTGGAATAATCAACGCCGGAAGAAATCAGTCCTTCCATTGCCGACACTAGCTTTGTGAACCCTTGCGAAACAAGATTTGACGCAGCGCCCTTCAAGATAGTAAAACCGCCGCTTGAAAGCGTCCTGGCGGCGGAATCTAGATTGCCAAACCCTTTCTTTGTTTTCCCGGCCTTGTCTGTGGTTTCGTCCAGGGCTTCATTTGCATTATCGTTATCTACTGCAATTTTGCCGAAGATCTTAAACAGTTCCAACGGTTTTCACCTTCTTTCCTACATAGTAAAAAGAAGACCGCTGGAAAAGCGGTCTTCACCTTGT